CAGTAGAACATATATTATAACCTATGTTTGGTAAATATGGTCTAAACAAATCCAAATAAAATTGTTCTCGCTCCAATAATAACTTTTTATCCGAATCTACGGTTTCTATTTGTTCACACACAAATGTATTCTCTCCATAAAAATTCCACGCATTTTGAAGTTTGGAGTTGATATGTGTTCCCCTTTTTAACTCCGCTTTGTGCGAATCCCAACGGCTATAGATATCATGGGAACTGCCAATGTAGAACTTTCCATTCTTTAAATTTGTTATTTTGTATATGCCACTTTTCATAATTATATATTTTACTATAAATATCTAGAGTTCTATAGAAATATGTGATTTGCAAAATAAAAAAGAGCGGAATTTCTTCCGCTCTTCTGAAGAATCTCGATTTGGATTAGACCAAATTCAAGTCCGCTACAAGTATCTTGCCGTAAAACTCCGGCCGAACGATCTTCTTAGCGTAACGGGTCATTACACCCCGTCTTGGTGTGAAGTTCACAGGGTCATACACCAACGGCGTCTGAACGAGTGGGATGTAAGGAGCATAAACGGCACCTGTTTCCAGGAAGTTATTGCCTCGGAATCCTACAAGTATAACGTTGTCCGTCATGTAAGGGTTCTTGTAAACTTGAAATCGGCTTGCAAAATTACCAACTCGGCTCACGCCCATTGCAAACTTAGCTGAATCACCATCAGTATTGGAAACATATCCAGGAATTGACTCAAGGATAGTGGCAACATCTGGGCTTACAACCAAGAAGTTTGCTCCGCCGCGAAGCGTTAATTGGTGAATTCTGTTGGATACCTTCTGAATCTTGTTACCAAGGGTTTGGTACCAAGTGGCTTTCGTGTAGTATCCACCTGTTCCCGCGGTTGTCGTATCTTGGAAGACATAACCACCCGCACCATCGCTCACGATTTCTCGATTAAGTTTAACACTCCAACGATCAGTTGTTACTGCAGGAGCATTTACTACCAACATGTCAAGGATTTCTAGATCGATTTCCATCGACACATATTCGCTTAACAGAGCTGTAAGTTCAGCTTCGGCATCAATGCTATGATAAGCATTAAGGTCTTGAGCTAACTCAGGAGTCCACACTGCTTTTAACTTACGAGTCTTGGCTACGATAGGTTCACTTTTGAGCTCCAAATTGACTTCAGGGATACCAATGTCTTGATTCAGACCAGTATCGGTTGCAGTCGTTGTAGCTCCAAGGTTATCTTCGAAGTCACCCCGTCGGCTATCTTTCGGTTGAATACTATACTCAATATTTAACTGTGGTGGAGCACCAGTCTTGAAAGCTGATCCGGATATGACAAACGAAACTTCAGCACCATTGATGCGAGTCAATGTTGGGAAGAATGTTACATACGAACCAGAACCAGGAGTGATTACTGAACCTGATATATTGAAACTTCGTACTCCATTTGCATCAAATACGTTTCCGGCAGCAGAGCTAGCCGAATAGAAGTTCGTAGTGGTTACTAAGAATACTTCTCGTGGAGATTTAGCATAGGATTCGGAAATATAAGATAGACCCGTATTGCCTGTATTCCAATTCAAGTCTTCTAACGAAGCAGAAGCAATTGTTGTTGTAATACCGGTTAATTTTTTGTGATTGGCACTATAACCAAAGCGTCCTTGTCCGTATAGACCGCCAGTAGCCGAATCGGTTGATCCGATTTTGGTTCCTGTGCCGCCAAACAGAGAAGAATATACGCTTCCTGCCAAGCTACTTGTGGTATCCCTATCGATGAATCCTGCTCGTGTTCCATATTTGAAATCCAAGTAGAATACCAACCCGGAAGGCAGATTCATTGGTTGTACACTAACAAATTCTTTAGCTGCGATCTCGGCGAATACACGTCGAACAAGAGGAAGAGCTACCCCTGCCCATTGTTCCGCGTTTGACGAAACCCCTACTTGAGAGGATTCGTCGATTAGCTGTTTTGCTTGATTTTCAAGTAATACAGCCATGTTTGATTTCTCAACATCATTCTTAAGTCCTTCAAGCAGTCCGGTTCGGTCCCACTTAGCAACTAAGCCTCGTGTTTCCTGCATAAGACGTACTTGAGGATTAAGCGTGTTGGTCAATAGTTCTTTAACATTGTCCATATGCTTTTATTAGTTTTTCCTTTTTCTCGCTTATTTACTTATTGTTTATTGGTTGATGGCTTTGTTTGAATTCCTGCGAGTTTTTGAAATCGTTGGGCCATATTCGAAACCACGCTTTCGGAAATAATTTTCTTAGATGGTTTCGTTCCGCCGATAGCTTTTGATGCGAGACCTTCGGTGATAGTTGCTACGGTATTAGTCGTGGCACTTAAAGATGCAGCTTTTTTCTTTGCTGAATTTCCACCGAAATTGCTGTATGACTCTGCAATTACAGCATAGGCTAACTTAACTTCACGAACGTTCTTTGTAAGGTCAAAGGCTTCGACAATTCTCATTTTCTGATCATTATTCAGGCTGAATTCTTTAAATAGCTTGTTCGTGTAAAGCAATTTAGCATTCAGCAAGTTGACCTCATTAATCTGTTGGCGCAAGAATCTGACGGTTTCATCATATTCTTGTAAACTCTTTTTAAGACTGACATTCTCCTTTTTAAGAGACTCTTCTTGTTCCTCTTCCTCTTCTTTTTTATAAGACATTTCAGTAAGAGGCCTTGTTTTCTTTCCCCAATCTTCTTTATTAAGACGAGGAGCTTTAGTTGGGTCTTTTGCTACCGTTTTAAGCGGCTTATCCGTTTTATCCGGATAACCATCTTCTTTCGCGGTTTCATCAAGCTTTTCTGTTTCATCAGCTGATTCATCGTCTTCGTTAAGAGATTTTAACAATTCATTAAGATCAATCTCTTCATCTTCTATATTTTCATCCTTAACAGGATCTTCTGCTGGAGGATGCACAACAGGCTGCGCACCAGCTGGTGGCACATCAGCAACAGGTGGAGTATCCGCAACAGGTGGAGTATCCGCAACAGGTGGTGCATCTGCAACAGGCGGAGTATCCGCAACAGGTGGTGCATCTACTGCGGGTTCGGAATGAACGTCAGTCTCGGCAGAAGGTACATCAGTGGCATGCTCTTCTGAAGCAGCAACTTCAGCTTCAAGTTCTTTAACGATCTCATCCAAATCTAAATCATCGGAAGTAAGATTGGCATCATCTTGCTGTTCTTCCTCATTGGTTTCTACAATGCTGTCGGGCCCAAGAGGAACGTCATCGGGTCCTTTTCCAGCCTTTACAGCTTTAAATGGCGTGCGATTAGAACCCTTTACGGGTTCTCCCTGAGATACATCTTTAGTTTTAGGAACATTGGCTGCAGCACAAACGTTATGAGGAGCCGATACTTCATTTTGTTCTTCAGCGTCTTCTTTTAGTTTAGCAGCAAACAACGACTGAAACTTCGGAGCAAATGCTTCATCTAATTGAGATTTAGCATTAGCTAAAGCTGTTGCCCGAATAGCTTTAGCATCGGCAATAGCTTCTTTAAGTAGTGTTGATTCAACTGGCATATATTTTATAATTATTCTTTTTTCTTTGAAGTTATTAGATAGGAACTCCAATGGTAAATTAAAGTTTAAATTATTGACAACAAAAAGAAAGTTGTTGTATTATAATTGTTTATAAATATAATATAAAAATTCAAAAATCACAAAAATGTATAAAAATTGTTAATATAGAATGTATATCATATTTATAATATGTACATAAAAATATTATTATGCCTGGAAAATCCAAATCTCAAGTCAACTTTTTTAAATTGGTTCGATGGGTTCAATCTGGGAAAATACCCAAAGACAAAGTTTCTTCTGATGTAAGAAAAGCAGCAAAAAACATATCTTCAAAAGATGCTCACGATTTTGCTTCTACTCCATTAAAAAACCTGCCAACCAAAGTTAAAAAAGAAGTTCTCAAGATATTAAAAGAAATAAGAGATGCACCATACCTTAATGAAGATCAAGTCCAAATCAATCCTATAGCAAAAAAATTCAACCAACCAGGCAATTTTGATACATATATAATAAGATTTGTTGGGCTTCCATTTTTTCCAAAAGAAATAGAAGCTATAAGTAATTTTAAATCAACCACTCCAATAAAACTTGATAAAAATAATATAAAATACGAAACTACCGATCAATTTGGAAACAATACTACCACTGTAATAAAAAAACTTAAAGAACTTGATGGTCAATCTTTTACATATATTGCATTTCAAAAAAATTATAGTACAGAAAACACGGATGATTTGACCGTTCAAAAGGCAGACAACATTTTTGTTATAAAAAGCGTGTCTTTTAAAGATGATATAAAAGGTGGAGAAATACTAAATAATTTTTTACGAAAACTTAATTTATGAGTTTTATAAAACTAGCCGAATTAGTACATATCGTATCTGATGATACTGAGAAAACAAAATCTGAGCTAGTTTCGTTAGATAATTTTAAAAAATGGAAATGGACGGATATAGACCATTTAATATCTATGGGATTCGAACAAAATGGTGATTTTTATATGGCCTTGGCAAATCCTCCCTTGGTTGTTTACCAAACAAATAA